GATATGATAGCCCCTAGGGTCATTGAAATCAGACCAAGTAAACTCGTAAGGATTACCAAGATAGTGAATATTACCAATAGAACTCCTGTGGTGAAAATGACCACTACAAACCAAATCAAATTTTTTAAAAGGTAAAGCATCCATCCCATGATCGTTTATGTATCCTTTAAACATAGCAAATCCAGCAAATTCAAAATGCCCAAAACAAATCTTAGCGGTTGTATTCTGAACCATCTTCATAGACGTTTCGTAGTTGCCTGAGCAAATCCACGGCATCATCAATATATTTAGTCCGTCAATATTAATTTCCGTAGGATCAGAATACACGGTTACGTTATCATACTCAGCCAAAAGTAGATTTAGAGAGTTTACTTCGTTTGTGTTTTTGAAATATGTGTCATGATTGCCGGTAATCATAATGACATCAATGCCAAGTTTCTTGGTATTATTGAAGAAATATTCCTTACACCGTTTCAACGTATGGTAATTGACATACTTTCTACGATCAAAAACATCACCCAAATGTATAATGGTTTTGATGCCCTCTCGCTCTATGTGAGGAAAGAAAATCTCGTCATAAAATTTGGCAAAGAAATTGTCAAATGGTATCGAATCAGACCTAGCACCAAAATGGGTGTCCGTAACTATTGCACATTTCATTATTTGCCTCTACGGCGATGTGGTTGGTTCTTATGCCCCATAGCAGTGGTTGACTCCGCAATGACCGCCTCACAAAACTTTTGAATGTTTCGCAGAGATTGTAATTGGTTTTGTTTTACAAACGTCGGAGTTGTTTCGCCCATTATCGATTCACCCATTTGTGCAACGATTGCGGGTACTCCATCAAAATTTATCATATCTCGGTCTTTCTTACTTTACCTTTGTGGCCGCCGAAGATGACGGAACACCAACCGAATTCAATGCAGCCTCAGCGGCATCATTGTTGGAAACATCTTCTTCTTTGACTCGTTTAATTGTGATTGCATTGTCGCAAAGCATATAGTGCTGGCCACGACCAAGTTCACTCTTCTCAAGATAAATGCACGTAGGATTTTGTCCAGCAACCTTTGTTACAGATCGTCGGTGCAAATCAATATCGCCCACGATCTGCTGGCCAGGACCAAGCACGGAGAAAATCACCAATATTTGAAAAGATATTTTGTTTTGCAGACACAGGCTTAGGAGTCGGAGTTGTCATAATTCACCTCAAAGTTACATTCAATCTACTCACTATATATCACTTGTCACTCTATGTCAAGCGTTATTTCTTCTTCAACAATTTTATCAAAATATTTTGGTCGTCTCTTAATTATTTTCTTAGTTGGTTCGCCTGTGGCCACAGGATCAGGTGCAGATTCATCAACCTGCTTTTTGAGATAATTAATAAATTCGTTAGCATATTCACCCTCATCACCTTGTTGCGTAATAATTTCATGAATATCTAGATTACGAATATATCGTCTCTTTGTATCCTGTTGTTTCTTTTCTCTTTGTATTCTTCGAATAAAGGCATAATAGGTAATTTGCGTAAAATAAGCAAAGGGATTGGAAGATTTGGCGGGGTCAAAGTTATCAATATAAGTGATGCAATTTTCTATAGCGTCAAGAATCATTTCGTCTCTATAGGTATAATTGATAAAATTGCTTTTATAGGCCAGATGGTTTGCTATTTTTACAAAACATTCGCCGAGATAATTTGGTACTCTAGGTTTTAAAGTACCATCGTCTTCCTTAGCCTTATGCGCTTGAACTAAGTTTCGATATTTGGTAATTTCTTGCAAAAATAACTTATTATCTATGTAGTGGGCGCCGTTCTTCTTATCTTCTTTTTTCATGATATCTCCATTTTTTACTTGACAAAGTTGGTCTATGTGTATACACTAAGCGATGTAGCGCCTTTAAGTCTAAGTAGATAAAGACTTAAAGATACTAGTGTAAAACACGTTTAGTTTCATTCACTCTTAAAAGAAGTTCTTGCATATTGTCATTTTCGGATTCTTCTTCTTCAGTTGTAAGACTTTCTTGCATCTCAGGGATCTTAGAGCCAAGATTTTTACGATTCTGAAAGTCGAGATAATTCTTTAGAATTTGTTCGCCTACATTACAGATTGTAATCAAACTTTCGGTGTCGATTATAAACATCTCATCTTCACTTAGCGGCATCCAAGGTTTTAGCAGATACCGTTCGCCAATAATTCCTTCGTTTGTAGGCATCATATGCATGATTTGTATCTCTACTGGGTCCCAAATATTAATAAAATTTGCGTTATCAACGTTAACGTCCTTAGATTCAGTTCTGCAAACCATAACTTCGCCATTTTTAAATTTTAGAATCTTATGATTTTCCATATTTTTACTCCAATGGAAGTTTGATCATACTATAATCAAAACCTTCTTCATTATAAATTTTAATTCTTTCTATCATGTGGGACAACGTAAAGTTTTTGTGTGATTTATATGATAGATCATCTGCAATATCATAAAGGTTACAATCGGCTTTTGCATCACCTTTTCTAAGTCCTCTACCAATTGATTGTAGATTGCGAATTCTAGACTTTGAAGGAGAAGCAAAAATAATGTTGTGCAAGTTCCTAATATTTATACCAGTTGAAAACGTACCGTAGGATGCAACAATGATGGCATCATTTTCCAACTCAGTCAACGCTCTAATCTTTTCTCTCTGTTCCGCATCGGTACCACCAAATACATAGAAGATTTTACGATTAGAATCTGCTTTGTCCTTTATCATAGTATACAACACATCGCCATGTTTTGCAACATATTGATACAGTACAAGCGTGTTACCTGTTTGTTTTAACGCCAGGTTGCGAATAATAATGTTTCGTTTATGATGTTTAACCAGAAAATCCATCTCTTCTTGATATTTCCAATTCTTACCGGCCTTTCGATCTTGTTCAGAATGCTCTAGTAACAAACAACTAATTTTTAGATTGGCAAGTTGGTTCTTATCCATCAACTCTTTTGTTGTGGTTACCTGGTTAACTCTACCAAACATACCTTCTAGTACTAACTTGTGTGTCTTTGAACCGTCAAGAGTACCCGTTGTACCAATACGAAACTTTGTACCGACGCAATGGTTTAAAATAGACTCTAATGATTTTGCTTTGAATAGATGAGCTTCGTCTCCATAAATCACATCAAATTCATTAAAGAAACTTCTAGGCAATTTATATAAAGATTGCCACGTGCTGATTGTAACCGGCCATTCATTTGTCTTTTCAAAACCAGAATAAATCTTTGCACAGTTTTCAGAAACTTTCCAGTCCGTCTGACTGGCATAGTCTTTAAAGTCTCCATACATTTGTTCAACCAGAGACGTTGTTGGAACAATAATTAATTGCTTGAATCCTTTCATTTGATAATAACGCAAAATCAAATAAATGATTAATGATTTGCCTGAAGCGGTAGGTGATAGAAGTAATGTTCTGCCAAATCGAAGTGCTTTTCTGACCGCGTGTGCTTGGTAGTCTCGTATCTCAATTGGTTTACCCTGACTGTGCAAATTCATCTTTTTTGCAAAGTCCAACACACCATCTATAGTGATCGGATCACCAATTAGCGGAACAGTATCTTCAAAGGTGTATTCGTATTGTTCACAAAAATCTTTAACATAAGGGAGAAGACCAACATACAATTGTTTGGACATCATATTATATAAACGAATTTTACCGTCCCACATTCTAGCGCGATACTGAGGAGTAAATTTAGCGCCAGGATATTCATATGTGAAATAGTCTTGCATTTCTCTTGCAATACCAGGCTCACAATCTACTTTTAGATAGACTTCATTAAATTTGGAAATGTGAACGTTTGCCAAGGTTACATGCTTCCTTGTGTAAATCTAAAATACTCAATGGCACTTTTAACGTCCCATGTACGACTGTTAATAGACCTGATAATTTGTTCAAGTTGATACATCATAGTTTTCATATATTCAACTTTATCAACCGCTTTGATAACTTCCTCGTCAGTAGAGATAACGTCATCAACTTCTGTTCTTAGAGGTTTTGGTCCTAGATATTGTTCCCAACCAAGGTCGGTTAGTTCTTCGCGGGATAACTCACCACGAAAATACTTAAGTTTATTACCACGTAGTCGAAGATATTGTGACTCGTACTTACGCAATTGCAACCGTGTGGTTGTTAGAATTTTGAGGTATTTGGAATGCAACATAGGAACACGTGTTGCTTCTCGGCCGAGATCAGTCTCGTTTATACGGGAATCTTGTATCCACAAATCTTGTAATTCATCTAAATTCATAAAAACCACCTTGCAAATAATAAATTATACAACATCTAACTAAGTTTGTCAACCATTAAATTGCTTCCATATTATAATACCTATATTTAAATGTTGCAATACCCGTTAGATAATCTACGGTGCCAGAAGAAATATCAAAATCAAGTGCTTCTAAATTAATTGGAAAACAATCATAGAAAGTAATCTTGACATTAGGATTGTTATCGGAATCTAAAATAAACAAAGTAGCATCGGAGAAGTTGCCTTTATCACCAATGCGATTTTCATTTACTCCAGGAAATCTATAACGCTGTCTATCATTCCATTCTTTATATGTTGATTTATCTGTAGGCGCTCCAAGACCATTTAACCAATTGTACAATTCCATATAATTTTTAAGATTTTCTTGGATTAGAAACCGAATGGTAAGATCACCATAAGTAAGTTTTTCACCAGGATAAGGAATATCGGACATTGTAGTTGCTTGAGTTGCAACACCCAACGTAATGTTTGGTATATTTGCGGCTTGGCAAAAATAGTTTACATTTGGAATGTTGTGGATTTGAAACTTAAATCCATTGGGTTTAAGATAATCGAGTTCACTCGGATGTGTTTCCGAATATGAACCTTCCAAAATGTTTACAGTTTTAGTTACCATCTTACCTAATCTCCACTGCGGCTTCTATTATTTATACAGCCAAAAAAAGGGGAGCCCCTGCGGACTCCCCTCTAAAGTAAGGTTGGTTAAACCAACTCTTATTTTTATTACATGATGTTAGTAACCTTCACGCGGCGATAGTACTGGTTACGTGAGGCAGTGAACGTGTCACCGTCTGTAGTACCATTCGACTGTGTAACATATGGGTTAGCAATCATGCCATAACGAGTCTTGAAACCAATCTTTGGCTGGAAGCTGTCTGGGTCAATTGCGCGAACCATCTGTAGAGGAACGTAAGGGCAGTAGAACAAACCAGCGTCATATGCTGAAGTGCCTTTATAACCAACAACATAGAACTGGTTTGCAGCGCCTGTGTTAGCTGAGTAAGGGTCAACATAAACCTTGTAACGGCCGTTTAGAACACCGGCAAACGTGTTGCCTGTGTCATCGACACTTAGGTTGGTTGAAAGTGCTGGTGTGTAGTCCAAGATGCCTGCCATGGCGAGTGCGCTTGCAACGTCTGACGAGCAGACGATGAAGTTACCCTTGCCGCGACGAGTGTCTTGAGCAATTACGTTAGCATCGCGTTCGATGTTGAACAGAAGACCCTTGAAGCGTTCTACTGACCAACGACCGTTTGCATCAACGTCAAGGTCGAAAGTACCTGCTGTTGCAGTTGAAGCAGAACCCGTCTTAGCAACCTTGTAGATTGTACGGATAACTTCGCGGTTGATTTCAGCAAGAATTTCCTGAGACAGAATGTTTGAGAGTTCTGTTTCAGCATCAAGACCGTGAATGGCCTTAAGATCCTGCGCAAGTTCAACGGTGTACTCTGCCTTCAAGGCACGTGTCTTAGCAGTTACCGTGGTCTTCTCGATTGAGAATGCCATTTCGCCGAAAGTACCGCCGCCTGAGATGCCCAACTCTTCAGCAGCAGAAGTTGCAAGACCTGTACCGGTTGTGAAGGAACCTGAAACTGGGTTTGAACCAGCGTGAGTGCCTGTACCGGAGAAGTCTGTATCTGCTTCGTTGAAGAGTGCTTCATCGCCCGTCTGGGTGCTGTAGCGCGACTTCATTGCGAAGATAAGACCGGTTGGGCCTGTCATTGGCTGAACGCCGCAAAC